GATCAGCGCAAGTTGATGCAGGAAAACAGCATGGCCGTGGTCAATCGCAAGATCGACGACGACATTATTACCGAACTGAATACCGCTACCCAAGACACCGGCGTCGCCGTTACTGCGACTCTGGACTTGGCTATGTACGGCAAGGTGATTCTGGGAAACAACGCTGTCCCTTCCGATGGCAACCTGTTCGGCCTTATCACCCCGGCCTTCGAGGCTTACTTGATGCAAGTCAAGGAATTCGCGAATGCAGACTACGTGAACAACAAGCCCTTCGAGGCTTCCGGTTTGACCGCCTTCCGTTGGGCAGGCATCAACTGGATCGTTCACCCAAATCTGCCGGGTAAGGGCACCAGCGCTGAAAAGTGCTTCCTCTACCACAAGAGCGCAATCGGCCACGCCGTGAACTCTGACGGTATGGACGTGGAGATCGACTACAACAAGGAACAAGCCTACTCGTGGGCCCGTACCTCGATCTACATGGGTTCGAAGATTCTGCAAAACTCGGGTATTGTCGTGCTGAACCACGACGGCTCGAACTACGCAGCCCAGTAATATCAGGTTCCCAGCCTTCGGGCTGGGTTCTTGAGATCATAATTTGAATGGAGGCATAAAATGTCCTACTCTGCATCTAATCTGAAACTGCAAATCCCAGGTATGGGCGGCGGTCCGGCTTTGTGGAACTACACCTCGGCAGATGCTCGTACTACTGTCGAAGGTGCAAGCTACTTTTCCGATGCGCTGCAACGCGGTCTGAAGTTGGGCGACACCGTGGTCGTGGTTTACACCACCGGCTACGTGACGACTATCCACTCGGTCGCTTCGGTATCCGGTAACGCGGCAACGATCAACGCTGCCGTTCTGGCGTAACCTTGCTATCAGCGGGGTATCGCTGTATAAAAGGCCAACACTCAAAAGGTGTTGGCCTTTTTCAATTTTAGGAGATTTATTGTGGCACTCAAACCTGTGATGTTGAAGGAAGCTGAATACGTCCGCCATATCTTCGCAATTTCCCTCGATGCTGATGTGAATTTCGAAGACACTCTGAAGCCCGCCTATTGGGCCCATGTCGCCGCCAAGTTGCGCGTAGGGGATCGGGTAGAAGTATCCGCTGCTGACGGAACCTGGCTGGCCGAATTGGTCGTATCCGGCACCACCAGTACCGAAGCAAAGATGTCGGTGTACCGATTCGTTGAACTCGAACCCTGCAAACTCCCAGAAACCGGGGCGGGAAAAGCGGAGAACGTCAAGACCTCTGACGCCTTCTTCCGCCGCTGGAACAACAAGGAGATGGTCCACGAGATCATCCGCAAGGAGGATAAGGCGGTCGTATTCAGTACCAAGGATAAGGCCGAAGCCGAAACCCACGTCAAGGAACTGCTGAAAGGCAGCCTGGTAGACTAAGAAGGGACCCCGCCCCATGACGACCACCACGCAGCTAACCCTGTACAACGACGCCCTAGCCTCTATCGGGGAACGGGAACTCGCCTCTTTATCGGAGAATCGGGAGCCTCGTCGGGCACTCGACAGGGCGTGGGACAGGGCGGTGGATGCCTGCTTAGAACTCGCCGACTGGAAGTTCGCCCAGCGGACTTCCAAACTAATTTATGAGCCGTCGTACACCCCGACCTTCGGATACGCGCGGCAGTTCTCCAAGCCTACCGACTGGGTGCGTTGGAGCCGGGTGTGCATGGACGAGCATCTTCAAGTCCCGCTATTGAACTACGATTTCGAAGCGGGCTTCCTCTTTGCCGACCAAGACGAAATCTATGTGAGCTACGTGTCCAACGATACTGGCTACGGTCGGGACTACACCCTCTGGCCTAAGAGCTTCGATACCGTCGTTTCGCTCTACCTCGCGACCCAGATCGTGAAACGTATCGCCCAAGCTCGTGACCAAGAATCGGATGCTAATACCCGCTTCAAAATGGCGGTACGGGACGCCAAAGCCACCGATGCGATGCAAGGGCCGACCAAGTTTCTGCCTCCCGGTCGCTGGGCCTCCTCCCGCGGCGGGCATGGCGGCAACTCTTTCGCAGACCGTGGTAGCCGGAGTCAATTAATTGGCTAGAAGTCAGACAGATTTATACGCCCTCAACCGAGGGATCGTCTCCCCGCTCGCGCTTGGTCGGGTGGATATCAAGCGGGTCGCCCTCTCAGCGGAAGAACAAGAAAATTGGATTCCGCGAGTTCTGGGGTCCATGATGCTGCGGCCTGGATGGGAATATAAGGGCGCCACGGCTTCGAACAATAAGGCCAAGACACTGCCCTTCGTTTTCTCGACCACGGATACCGCGTTGGTAGAACTGACGGATTCCCTCTTGCGCGTGCGGGTGGGAGAGACTCTTATCACCCGCGATTCCGTATCCACCGCTGTCACCAATGGCACTTTCAATACCGACGTGACGGGCTGGACTGACTCCGACGAATCTGGCGGAACCTCGGCGTGGCTCACAGGGGGGTACTTATCCCTACAGGGGAATGGCACCAACTCAGCCATTCGAGAACAGACCCTGACCGTCGCTGGCGGGGACCAGAACGTGGAGCACGCACTTCGAATTGTCGTTACTCAAGGCTGGCTAACCCTGCGCATCGGCAGCACCTCGGGAGGGGATGAGTATTTCAGCGAGACAAAACTCGCAGTCGGGACCCACTCACTCGCCTTCACCCCTACCGGGGCCAGCGTGTACCTGCGCCTATCCAATGCGGACGATTACCCTACCTTGGTGGACTCCTGCACGATTGACGTGGCGGGAGTGCTCACCCTACCAACCCCGTGGGCGACGGCTAATCTGTATAAGATTCGCTGGGACCAGTCGGGGGACATTATCTTCTGCGCGTGTTCAGGCGTGCGCCCGATGCGGATCGAACGCCGATCTACGCGGTCGTGGTCTATCGTCAACTACGTGACAGAGAAAGGACCGTTCCGGGGGTACAACACCTCAGCGGTGACGCTCACTCCCAGCGCGTTAAACGGGACGATTACTCTCACAGCGAGCAAGAACATCTTCAAGTCCACCAACGTTGGGGGGCTGTTCGCGATTCATTCGGTGGGCCAAGCGGTAACTAAGGCGCTAGTTGCGTCGGACACCTATTCCGATCCCATCCGAGTGACAGGCATCGGCGCCTCCCGGCGTTTTGGAATCACAATCACGGGAACGTGGGTGGCGACGATTTACCTCCAGCAGGCGACTGATCCTGCGGGCCCTTGGTCGGATGTCACCGGCTACACGACGAACCAATCGACGACGTATCTCGATGCGCTCGACAACCAGATTCTTTACTATCGTCTAGGGATTACGCCCGCGGGGTACACGAGTGGCACGGCAACCGTACAACTCGCCTACTCGGCGGGCAGCATCAAGGGCATCGCCCGGATTACTGCATACTCCAGCCCAACGTCCGTGAGCGCTGTTGTCCTGAAAGACTTCGGGGCCCTGACGGCCAGTTCTGATTGGGCAGAAAGTATCTGGTCTGATCGTCGAGGGTATCCTTCTGGGGTTGCCTTCCACGATGGGAGACTCTGGTTTGGCGGCAAAGACAAAATTCTGGGCTCGGTCTCGGATGACTATACCAACTTCGACGAAGACTACGAGGGGGATGCCGGACCGATTATCCGCAGCATCGGATCGGGTCCCGTAGACGAGATCAGTTGGATGGTATCGGCACGGAATCTGGTTGTCGGCGCCCAAGGCGCCGAACGGGTAATCCGTTCGACCACGTTCGGGGAGCCGATTACTCCAACGAATTTCAACATGCCGGAGGCGACGACCTATGGCTCCGCCGCGGTGGGGGCGGTCAAGGTAGACAAGAGCGTCGTATTTGTAGACCGCTCGGAATCCCGCGTCATGGAGACCGCCTACGATAACGCCACCGCAGAATTCAACACGGAGGAATTAACCTCAGTGACTCCGGAACTGTGTCGCCCCTCTGTGGTCGCGATGGCGGTACAACGGCGCCCGGATACCCGGATTCATTGTGTACTCTCGGACGGCACTGTAGCGCTCCTAATTTTTGATAAGAACGAGGATGTCAAGTGCTGGGTCAAGGTATCGACTTCGGGCTCTGTGGAGGATGTTGTCGTGCTCCCAGGAACGGAAGAAGACTTGGTGTACTACACCGTCCTGCGGGGTATCGATAACAGCGATGTCCGATATCTGGAGCGATGGGCCAAGGAATCCGAATGTGTTGGGGGCTCTGACAATAAGCAGGCCGATGCGTTCTATCATTGGTCCGGAGCGTCCTCGACCGCGATCAATGGGCTCAACCATCTGGAGAACGCAACGGTTGTGTGTTGGGCCAATGGGAAATATCAAGGGGCCTTCGTAGTTACTGGAGGAGGTATCGTCCTGCCCGAGGCGGTCACTAGCGCGGTCGTAGGGCTGACCTACCAAGCTCGCTTCAAGAGCACGAAGCTGGCGAATAACCGGGCGGACGGGTCTACGACCCTGACTTCTCCCATGCGCGTCGATCATGTGGGATTCGTGCTGGCTAACACACACTACCAAGGATTACAATACGGCACCGATTACAATTATCTTGACGATCTGCCGCTGGTATCTGAAGGCCTGACCACTCCGGCGAATACGGTTTGGGATGCCTTCGATCAAGATAGTGTAGAACTGAATGATACATTCACGACAGATAAACGACTATGCCTAGTAGCGAATGCCCCCAAGCCCTGCACGGTCTTGGCAACCCTGATCTCGAAAGAGACGCACACAAAGTAACTTTTAGGTATGCTACGCCGAAGGACGTGAGAGAGTTCTACGCAGAACCGCCAGGGTACACAATGCGGGCCTTGGTCGCGGAACTGGATGGTAAGGTGATCGCGATAGCGGGAACGTACCACGCGAAAGAACAGGTATACGCCTTCAGTGAGATGAAGGACGAGATGCGAAAGCGGAAGCGGGCTATCCTCCACATGGCCGCGCTGGCTATGCCGCTCGTATATCGGCACCCGCTGGTAATGGCTTTCGCAAGCACGACCGAGAAATCGTCAAGGCGGTTTCTCAATTGGCTGGGGTTCAAATACTTTGGTCCTTCAGAACTTGGGGAGATTTACACATGGAATCGATTGCAGCAGTAGCGGGGCCGATTGGCACCGTACTCAGCGCCACAGGGAACATCGCCGCCGGGAATGCCGCCGCGCGTCAAGGGCAGGCTTCCCAGAATCTGGCGAATTATCAGGCCGCGCAACTCGAACAGAACGCGGGCCAGCAGATCGCTGCTGGACAAGGGGATGCGGAAGCCGTTTTGCGGCAATCGCGGCTGTTGCAATCCCGCGCACTCGCTGTAGCCGCCGCGTCAGGGGGCGGGGCCCTCGACCCTAACGTCCTAAAAATCATCGGGGGAATCGCAGGGGAGGGCCAACTTGCCGCCGATACCACCCGATTCAACGCCTCGGAAACCGCGCGCGGGATGCGGAACCAAGCTGCGGCAACCCGGTACTCGGGGGCCCAAGCCGCCGCGGCGGGGCAGATCGCCGAACGTTCGAGTCGTACCAGCGCCCTGACGACCATGTTGTCCGGGGTAGGTGGGTTCAAGAACGCTTGGGACGTATTCGGTAAAAGGGCGGGATAATGGCACAACTACCTACGATGGCCGATGTACAACACGTCTCCGCGAACCCTAGCACGCGGGTCGCCTCCTACGAGGCGGGGCAAGTCGAGGGTGCGCAGCTTGGCCAAGCGAAAGCGACGACCGGTATGGGGGCTGAACTTTCCCAGTATGCTGCGCAGGAAACGGACAAACTCGACAACCTGAAGGTGGATGATCGACTCACGCAGTTGATGTCCTACGAACTTGACGCGCAGAAGAAATACCAATCAGTTAAGGCGGGCGGGGTGCTCGACCCCGGCTACCACCAAGAATCTCAGGACGACTACAAGACCCAGATGGATGTGCTGGCGTCCGACCTCACGGATGCCCAGAAAGAAAAGTTTAACGCCGCGGCAAACCGTCGCGCCGTCCAGTTTGATGCGGGGCGGTACACTTACGCCGCTAATGAAGCGGACAGGTATTACACCACGGAGTATTCCTCACGGGTCAATGTCCTGAACGAAACCGGAGCGGCCAACTATAGTGATCCACAAAGGTTGCAAGAAGCCTCGCTTGGTGTCGATCTCGCGACCGCAAAAGAACTTGCACGCCGGGGGTACACCGACCCGAGTGATCCTGTCGTAAAAGATGAGATGGCCAAAGCCCGCGCCGGATACTGGGGGTCGGTACTGGATCGGGCGATCACGGACGGCAACACTACCGCCGCGAATAGCCTCTATAGTAGTTCCAAACTTTTGCTCACTTCCGATCAGCGGAAGTCTTTCGAGTCTAGGCTCAAGCCCGCTAATGATTTTGCAGAAGGGCAGCAACTTGCTGTCCAAGCGCATGACATGCTTCAGCAGGGTAAGTCGATGGATGAGATCGAATTAGCGATCTCGAAGAAAGCTACATCTCCTGGCGCCTACAATGCCGCCCAGACGATCTTCACTAATTTCCAGCAAGCCGCGAGCAAGCAGGCGGCTGAGGCGGAAGGCGGAGTGCTGGAAGCTTTCTCCAGAGGCGGAGGTAATTCGCAAGCAATGGCGCAGGTATTATCCTCTCCCGACTTTGGGAAGCTGACGGAAGCCCAACGAGGGAAGATCGCGAACTACATGCGCAACGAGGCTGAACAAGCAACCGCACGTGCGGAATCCGAGGGGGATCGCCGGGTGTCGCGGTATCGGGAGGGGGTGCGTTGGAACGATTACCAGACCGAGAAAGAACAGCGTCTCCAAGGATTTAAAGGGATGGAGACGTTCCTGACTACGCTGGAGGACCCGAACTTCGTCAATAAATCCAGAGGCGAGATTTATTCTCTGGCGCCCGTAATCGGTAAGGATGGGGTCTCGAAACTGCTAGGAGAGCAGGACAGTCAAAAGTC